CCATGAGCATACAGGCTGCATAGCAACCACCATAGTTCTGAATCACTCCGTTCACATCTCGTTGTGTTCCACCGTTGAAAGCATACAATCCGGTCTTGCTATTGAGCGATTTGCTTGCAGCGATTGCATTTGTGATTTCAGTAGCCATCACATCGGTCTTCCACGGGGCACCCACAAGAAACTGCCGTTCCTTCCGACCCGTCACCGCGCTCATCGCCTCACAGTGAGCCTTGATTGCGGCGTGTGGACCTGACACGTCCACGTCATTATCCGGTGTCGAAACAAACTGAATGTTTTCTGCTTCAAGTGCCACTAATGCGTCAGTCCAGTCGCCTGCGACATACGTGCCCTCTGATCCACTTGTCAGGTAAGTCAGTGCAAGATTCTCAGGAATCACCCGGTCGTTGGTTCCGTTTGTAGCAGCAGCACTTAACCGAACAGAGCCAGCATTTACCGTATCGATGATCGCCTGGAACGTGCTCTCAGCGATAACATCTGCCGTGTAGATATCCACGGCATCCACGGCATCCAGTTCAAGCGGACTTTTGTCCTCCTGACCTGCAATCGGCGTACAAGCAAAATCAGTCTGATCATTTATGTAGGCTGCAAGGTCTCCAACAGTTGGATAGCTACTTAGAATGATGTTCAAACCCCCCACCGAACTAACCAATGTTTGGGCGCTACTTTTATTGACAATGGTCATGGTACACGCGGCGTCTGAATACCGGATCGTAAAGCTCTGCCTTCGAATGTTGTCAAAGACTTCATCGGGGTCAGTCTTAAACGATACAGTCAACTTCTTTCCATACGTGTCCCCGCTCGTTGCAAGAACCACCTTGATCTGGTTGACGTAGATACCATAGTCCAAAGATGTCAGTGTGATCATCTTATTGGGAGTAATATCATCCAAATCAACACTTCCCTGTAATGCCGAGTTAACACGCATGGCGAACAATCTTTGCGGGTTTAACCCTCCACCGGGATTGAACGCAAGTCTCACAGCCTCCATCAAGTCTCCACTTCGGAGTGCCGATACAGCTTCCGCCACGGTGTTAAATTGCAGGAGGGTTGCAGGTTCGCCGCCCTCACATTTTCCCATAATCACACCGTTATTTGCGGCAGCTAAACCAGCCGCCCCTTTTACAGAGTCGATCCGGGAATAGGCGCCCGGAATGATGTGTGAACTGATCCGGCCCGCGCTTTGAAATGTACGAAAGTTTAGACTCATTTTTTACCCTCCATAATATTTTTTAGTTCCGCATCCCACGCTTCCTTAGTCTTATTTATACAACGAAACTGTTCCCCGAGGTAGGCTTTGTCGTATATATGTACGCTGGAATTGTAGAGTTGGAAATACTTTTGAATCGAAATCTCTCCAGATTTTTGTTCTGACAGAATTGGTGATTTCTTGACCGCTGGCTTTTTGGTCTTGACCACCACCGCTTCGACGTCAACTTGTTCTGTTCTCGTTTTTTTCGCCATTTTATTCACTCCCTGTTAATTCAAAATAACTCGGTAACGTCTTTGTGTCAACCTCTGTAATTGACACTATACCGGTATCAAATAAAGTCGCTTCATGATTCATACTTGCGTCTACTCTCACGTTTGATCCATATAAAAGCATCCCAAAATCCAAGTTTATATCACCTGATCTCCTGCCACTAATCCCACCCAGGTCTACCCCTGTTTGGTTGTGAATATCAACCCTCTTCTGGGTTACAAAGTGACAGGTCATATCAAATAAAAAACTCGTTATATCTTTATTTTCTGTCCAGATATTAAAATCCATAACATGCGCGGTATGATATCGCCGACGTATTCCTATGATTTCTCCAATTGAAGCTATCCTGGCCTGAATCTTGGCCCATCCCTCGTCTGATACAAAAACTTCCCCAGCTTGCCGGTATCCATCCAACTTTGCGACGTCTTCCGCAGTAAAGGGAAACGCATAAAGGTCATCAGCCAGCACCGGTGCGTCTTCAGTTGTAGAAGAATCCGCGATTGTCACCGATGGAAATATATTAACATTTTTTTTCTGGCTAAGGACTTCTTGAGCTAATAATATTGCAAACGGGTGTATCGTTCCTACCCTGATTTTATCGAAGTTCGGAAAGATTGATGAATATCCCATAGTCTCCAAAAAACCACTTAGCTGCTTGGCCAAAGATGTCTCCGGGTTTCCTGAGTCTAACACATAGATAAAACGTTGGTTGGCATCTGCCGGGGTTATGACTGCTCGGGTTGTTTTAAATAGTTTGCTCATCTTATATCCGCCTCTAACGCTTCTTTTAGGATACCTTCAGCAAACGGTCGCATAAAGTCCGTTACAACTTTTCGGATCGGCCATGGTTCCTGTTCAGGGACTATCCACGACGATGGATCACTCCGGGATGACACTATACGGAATGTCATATACCCTCCCCGCTGGGACCTGGAAGTACTCTGTTGCAACCGGACCATACCTGCGTATTTACCAGTTTTCCATGCATACTGACCTATTGTCTTGCCCTTCTCTTTAATTTGCTTTGTTTGCCGTCCGAGTTGGCTGGTCTTATCGAATCTTGCACCCCAGGTATATGACCGGTCTCCCGGAGTCGCACTTGATTTACTCGTATAAGAAGTTCCGGGGATGGGTTGTGATCCAGCCTTTCGCTGTGCATCCGCTTGTTTCACTTCTTGTAAAAACGTCTTATACACGGAGATCGGCATGGGGTTATTCCGAAAAGGGTCCGATCCTGGGACTCCTTGCCGAAACGCCACAATGTTGTACCGGCCTTCCTTTCCGGCTCTGGACTTCGGACCTCGCAGCAACCCTGGTTTCAGATCAATAAGACCGTGCCCTTTCTCTAAAAGGTCTGTCACTCCTAACCCCGACTTTGTTGTATAATCAGAGTATATTTCCCAGATCATCGGTGATATCTGTCGCCGTTTAATGGTCCGCTGATATTGTGTCGAATTGATGACAAACGGGAGTCCGGGATAAGACGCACCCGAAGCCGCCTGTACCCAGGCTTCTTGATACATGGTGCTCAGCTTTTCAACCGCCCGCTCCATATGAGCAAAAACAAGGTTCCCTCTACCCCGCTTCTGTAGCTGAATAAACTCAGGAACTAATTCATCGACTGTAACCAGCAATGTTTTTGGCATTTAATACTCGATTTTATCGCTTACCCTATCAAATTGTTTTACGCTGATCCGGTTCACAAACGCTTTATTCTCAGAGTTTCGGAGTGTATGCAGTACATTCAATGCAGTGTATGTCGGATTATACGTAAACTGCGCTGTGTACTTCACAACAGGCTTTGTAATATTCCATTTAAGAAAATTGCGCTCAAAGATTTCGACATTGTTACCCGGACCGACTGTGTATTCAACCCCTGCGGTATCTATTACCCGGAGTAATCGAGAAAGATCATAGTATGAAATAATTTCATCCGCCCCCACTGACACCGCTGGATCAATGACAGCCCGTCCGATCTGTTCTACTGCCAACGCTGTAAGCATATCGTCAGGTGCCACTTGCGCCCAGTACGGCGCTATAAGTATGGCATCTGCGGTTTCCAATACATAAGGCTGTTCATAACGCATTCTGGGGGTTATTCCTATAAGCAGGAAGTTAAACGGTTTTTGGTAAATATAGTCCACTTGCAATACATCATCAGCGGCCCAGGTCCCCATACTACTCAAATAGATATATTCCTTAATCGCTGAACTCACCGTATAAGTCTCAGCCTTGGTTGAATTATAAACCCGGCTCACACTCTTGATCGATCCCTCAAAGCTCTTGCCCTTCTCAGCAAATTGAGTCGTTGTTGTCCGTAAAATATTTGTCCCATAAACCTCACTGTCTTCGTTCGTTACTGAAATGTCCGGGTCATACAAATAGTCCATTGTTATTTTTTCCCACTGTTTCGGATACGTGGGATCAAGCTGTGCGTAAGCTCCACTAGAGGGTTGTGATGACGCCATTGTGAGTATAGTCCCTTGCCGGTGTACTACTGCTGAATCGACAACAAGTGGGGTGATTGATGGATAAACCTTTCCAAAAGAATTATGCCTTGCGATCTCATTTAATAGTTGAAATCGTCCCGGTGTCTTATAGATTCGTCCGCGCCCAACACACAAGGTACAGTGCGGATCGGGTTGAAAAGTGTCTGAGTTCAGACACGGGCAGGTGATCCCGGAGGTCCAGCGCACCCATTGAGCGTGTCTACCTAGGGCTTGCTCATAAGTCTTTACTGTCTGAAATGTACGAAATTGAGTGCTCACTCAGCCCCCACAAAAGACATCGGAATAGGTCCAAACTTATACCGGTTACGTGTTAACCACTCCTTTATTTCATCAGAATATTGTTTGATACGCGCCCCAAAGTATGCACTTGTCGCACTTTGAGTCGATGAAAAACTTTCGCTCAGCCCGTCCAGACTCACCGACTGACTTGAAAATCCAGCCAGCAGACCGTCACCAACAACCGCCAATGCCTTGATCGTCGCGTACTTGCCTATCGTAGACCGCAGGCCTTCAGGGACAAAATCTGCGGATTCATAGCCGGTAGTATAATCAAACTCAAAAGCTCCTGGATACCGCGCTGCCCCATAACCTGTCCATAGAGCGCCGTACACGCTGTAAGGCCCATAACTGAACCCACCTTTCGGGAACATTCTGAGTTGTCCAAATTGCTTATGGAGCCTGATCCAGTCGTTAGTTACCAGGTTCATGATCTGCCCTTTTACCGGAGAGTACCAGATCGCCCGCTCCACAGATATTAAAGGCCAATGTCTTAACTGGATAAACCCGTATTCCTTCCAGTACCGGGGATCGAAATCGTAAGGGTCCTCT